GAAAAGACTGCAGATGAGTGTACGTTTGAAACGGTAAAAGAATTTTGTAAAAAATTAAACATTGGATCTAAAGGTGAACCTCTTGAAATTAGAGATTACCAAATAGAGGCAGTATATAAAGCAATAAACGACGGTAGAAGGTTATTACTTTCTCCTACCGGATCTGGTAAATCTTTAATAATCTATTGTATAATTCGTTGGCACTATGAATTTGACAGAAGGCAATTAATTATTGTACCTACAACATCTTTGGTAGAACAGATGTTTTCAGATTTTCGAGATTATTCTTGTTTAAATGGATGGGATGCAGCATCCCATTGCCATCGCATTTATGGCGGGCATGAAAAATCTACAGATTGTAATGTTGTTATTAGTACCTGGCAATCTATCTATAAATTACCAAAACAATTTTTTGAAAAATTCCAAGTTGTTTATGGAGACGAAGCTCATCAATTTAAAGCAAAATCTTTAACTGGAATTTTAAATAAATGCCCAGACGCTCCTTATAGAGTAGGGACTACTGGTACATTGGATGGTACACAAACGCATAAGTTAGTTCTTGAAGGTATCTTTGGTCCTGTTTATAAAGTCACAACAACTAAGAAACTTATTACAAGCAAAACATTATCTGATTTAAAAATCTATAATTTGATATTAGATTATCCGGATGAAATTAAAAAAGCTATGAAGGGTAAAACGTATCAAGAAGAAATGGATTTTCTTGTTCAATACGAACCAAGAAACAAATTTATTAGAAATTTGACTCTTAAACAAGAAGGTAACAGTCTTGTATTATTTCAGTATGTAGAAAAACATGGCAAAAATCTATATGAAATGATTAATGCCAAAGCAGAAAATAGAAAAGTATTTTTTGTTTATGGGGGAACAGATACGGAGCAAAGAGAAAAAATTCGAGCATTGACAGAACTCGAAAATAATGCTATAATAGTGGCTTCATATGGAACATTCTCTACCGGGATTAACATTAAGAATTTGCATAATATTGTATTTGCATCTCCTTCTAAATCTCGGATAAGAAATTTGCAATCTATTGGACGTGGTTTGAGAACAACAAAAGACAAAGATAGTTGCAATCTATATGATATAGGCGATGATTTAACCTGGAAATCTAAAAAGAATTATACATTACTTCATATGATTGAAAGGATAAAAATATATAATGATGAACATTTTGATTATAAATTAGTGAAAGTTCAATTACAATGACCTTAGGTTTTAAAGTATTGAAGTTAAATAGTGGTGAAGATATAGTATGTAAAACAGATGAAGCAATAAATCTGAAAGACAATTTTAGTATTTTTATAAAAGATCCTTTGGTATTAAATCAAATAAGATCAAATTATGGAAGTGCAATAGTAGAATCATATACATTATCTCCTTGGTTTGCATTGGCTGAGGAAGAATTTTATGAAATTCCTGTAAGAAATATTGTAACATATGCATCCGCAAAAGAAGAACTCAAAGAAAATTATATTAAATATCTCGATGCTCGTAAAGAAGCAGAAGAAAACGCAGTTGATGTAACAAATGAATTAAATAATTCAAATTTAGAAAATGAAAGCACAGATGAAGAACACGATTACGGACATAGCAGATTTCGAAGAAGAAAAACTTTTCATTAAGGAAAAGAAACCTTCGGTTACTGCACATTATGTAAATAATAAAGAATTTTTAGATGCATTAATAGCATATAAGGAACAAGTTGATGCTGCTAAAGAACGAGGCGAAGAACCGCCCGTTGTAACTAGATACATCGGCGAATGTTTTATAAAAATTGCTACACACCTTTCATACAAATCTAATTTTATTAATTATACCTTTAAAGATGATATGATCTCGGATGGTATTGAAAATTGTCTAACTGCAGTACAAAAATTTGATCCAACTAAATCTTCAAATCCATTTGCATATTATACTCAAATTATTTACTTTGCCTTTATTCGTAGAATACAAAAGGAAAAGAAACAACAGGCCACTAAGTATAAGATGATTGAGAATATGGATATTGATTCTTTAATCTTGCAAGATCATGACAACGGCGAATTCAGCCACCAATTTTTGGATTACTTAAAACGGCAAATGGATAACATTGATATTGAGAAACGTAACATCACTATCCCGAAAAAGGTTAAAAAAGTTGAAATAGATTCGGATAATCCTCTTGACATGGATGACTGATTTACTATATAATATATGTTAATTTAATTATTGGAGTCTTGATGGCAAAACTTAAAGTTGCAGAATTGTTTTATAGTATTCAAGGTGAAGGCCGTTATATGGGCGTACCTAGTGTGTTTCTTCGCACATTCGGTTGTAACTTTACCTGCAGTGGTTTTGGTATGCCTAAAGGGGAGTTTAGTCATGAAGTTGATTATATCGCGGCTGACGTACATAAGTTTCTTACCTATAAAGATTTACCTCTTGTTAGTACAGGGTGCGATTCTTACGCTAGCTGGGATCCTCGTTTTAAGCATCTCAGCCCTGTACTTGATACTGATAACATTGCCGATTCAATTATGGATATACTTCCGTACAAGAAATGGGAAGACGAACATCTTGTAATTACAGGCGGCGAACCATTGCTTGGATGGCAAAGATCGTATCCAGATCTTCTAAACAATGAGAAGATGAAATCTTTAAAAGAGATTACGTTTGAAACAAATGGTACTCAAACATTGTCATCCGAATTTAGACAGTATCTTCTTAATTGGTCTCTTGGTCGTAAAGACAGAGGATATAATGCACTAACATTTTCTGTTAGTCCAAAATTAAGTGTCAGTGGAGAAAAATGGGAAGAAGCAATCTGTCCAGATATTGTTGCATCATATCAAGACGTTGGATATACTTATCTTAAATTTGTAGTTGCAACTGAAGAAGATGCAGAAGAAGCAATGACTGCTATTGATCTATATAAATCTGCAGGATTTAAAGGTCCTGTTTATTTGATGCCAGTAGGTGGTGTCGAAAGTGTTTATGCTATGAACAATCGAAAGGTTGCAGAAATGGCAATGAAGAACGGTCTTCGATATAGCGATCGTTTACAAGTGCCCTTATTTAAAAACGAATGGGGAACATAAATAATAATGCTACACAACGGTAGCAAATTTTCAACTATCATATCCGTGTAAGGAAGGATTCAAATGTCATATAACAAGACAAAATGCGACCCAGAGTTGGGTCAAAAAGTTCATCAGCATCTAGTTGCAATGGGAGTCGAAACACCTACTCGATTAGATCCTAATACCCGATTAGATCTTGATCGCAAAACAAAGATTGAAGTAATTGAGTCTCACTTTTCGGAAATTATGCGAGTGTTGGGCCTTGATTTAGAAGATGATAGTTTAATTGAAACACCAAAGCGTGTTGCTAAGATGTATGTTAACGAAATCTTTTGGGGTTTGGATTATGACGCATTTCCAAAATGTACTACAGTTAACAATAAGATGAAATACAACGAAATGGTTGTTGAACGCAATGTTAATGTACAAAGTAATTGCGAACATCATTTTGTAGTCATTGATGGATTGGCAACAGTTGCGTATGTTCCAAAGGATAAAGTTCTTGGACTAAGTAAAATTAATCGTATTGTAGAATACTTCAGTAAGCGTCCTCAGATTCAAGAACGTCTAACAGAACAAATTTATTATGCGTTGCAGTTTATTTTGGAAACAGATAATGTTGCAGTTATGATTGATGCTCAGCATTATTGTGTTAAGAGCCGAGGCGTAGAAGATACAGGCAGTTCTACCGTTACAAGTAAGCTAGGTGGAGGATTTAAAACAGATCCCTCTCTTAGAAATGAATTCTTAAGCATCGCACGATCAAAATGACTATAAATGTAATGGTTGACTTGGAAACAATGTCAACAAGATCAAATGCTGCAATTTGTTCTATTGGTGCAGTAAAATTTGAAGGTGATAAAATACTTGATAAGTTTTACTGTACTGTTGATATAAAATCTTGCAAAGAAGCGGGTCTACATATTGCGAAGGATACTGTTGAATGGTGGTCTAAGCAAAATAAAGAAGCATTTCGAGAGTTGACAAAAAACAATATCTCTTTGCAAGAAGCACTAGATAAATTTGAAATTTGGTTCGGTCCAAAGAGCCTTCCTTTGTGGGGCAATGGTGCAGTATTTGATAATACTATTCTTGGAAATGCTTATTTTAATACAGGCAGAAAACCGCCATGGCATCCATGGGATGACCGATGCTATAGAACTGTTAAAGCATTATTTAAATGGATTCCTGCTGACGAGCGTCAAGGAACATATCACAATGCATTGGATGACGCAATGCATCAAACAAAACACTTAATTAAAATCTTGGGTAATTGATATGAATATTTACAACAGGAGAATTGCTTTTTGTATTAGCGATCAGCATTTAATTCCATATGGTGGTATCGGACAATTTGCAAAATCTTTTGTAGAGACTTGTTCTGTTATTGGAATAAAAATTGATATTATATTGGATAAACCTGCATCCAATAAAGACTTTAGTGCATACCTTCAATCTAAAGGGGCTAATATTGTTGTACCTAAAGAGCCACTTAGTTATAGTAAGCATGCTAAAACTTTTATGTTTGAGGATTCTTATAACTTTGAAAAGATGATTAATTTTAGAGAATGCTTTATGTCTGCTCTAAATGATAATCTATATGATGTAGTTATTTGTAACACCGTAGAATCATTTCCTGCAATCTATTCATTGTCTATTCAAGATTCAGTACAAATTGTATACTATACTCATCATGAGAATCTTGTCTTTATGGATGAAAATAATCAGAAAAGTAAATTCTCAAATTCATTCAATGAATTTTTTATTAAATTGATGGATGTAAAAGGCATTTATATTGGTACACAAACACGTAGAAATGTTGCTGAGATTAAATTATCTGGTAAAGATGCATACTATACGCCAATACAAATGACAGAAAAAGATTTGCTTTCTCCTCATACAAAGCCAAGAGAAGGTGTACTATGGATTGGTCGTTGGGAACCAAGAAAGAACCCTGAAGAATTTGTTCGCATGATTGCAGAAACAAAATTGCCTGCAAAAATTATTACAAATGATACTGGTGCGAAAAAATTTGAAGCAGCATTAAAAGAAATTAATGCAAAATTTGAAATTCGTTCAGAAATCTATGGTCAAGAAAAAGTTGATTTTATAACATCTGCCCGGGTTGCATATAACCCTGCAATACGAGAAAGCTTTGGTTTAGCATTTTATGAATGTATTGGGCATATGCCAACGGTTGCACTTAAAGGAATGTCTTGGTTAGAAAACTTTAATGGTACGGATTTCTTTAGTGTAGATAAAAAAGATGTAAGTAGCACTATATTAAAATTATATGAACAATACAAAAGTCCATTTGATTGGTACAATACTGGCGCATTGGAGCGAGTTGTAAATATGGATTTAAGTGGTATTGCAGAATGGTTTAATTTATTTGATTTGTTCAAACCAACACAATCCAATTCTAGTAAAGCAAAAATTAATGAATATGAAACGACGCAGTATAAAAAATACATAAACGATCTAAATAGGAAAGATTTATCTATTGATGATATCCGTTCTGTATTGACAAACAAGCACAAATATAATATAATTTACACAGACAATCACACCTATCTATCAAAAGATAAAAATTTTGTTCCTGATGAACAAAATTCCTCAAGCACTTTAGAAAGTTTATTCGAATGAGCAGACAAATGGAATATGTAATTTCTGGACCGGCGTACTTGCGTCTTGGTGCAGAACAATGTAATGATCCTGAAGTATTACAGATGATTAATGACCTTATTGGTAAGACTGTTCATAATATGAATAATCATCAGTTCTCATTATTGTACAATGGGTTTACTGAAAAACAATTTGGTAAACGTCTACAAAAATTTAGACCGGCAATTAAAAATATCCATGCTGATTCTGGTGGTCTGCAGATTATTACTCGAGGTATTCAGAATTCCCCTGAGGTCCGTAATGGGGTTTATGAGAATCAAGCATCGCATGCTGATATTGGAATGTCCTTTGATGAAATTCCGGTAATTATTACTAATGCAAGTGGTAAATCTGCAAAGCTTGATACTAAAGGTAGATATTTTGATCGAGATAACTTTGCAAGTTATGCAAAGCAAACAGGACAAAATATTAAAGCACAGATTGAAAAATTTATTGAAATGAAAAGTGATTGCCGACCCTTCGCAATCATTCAAGGTGCTTGTCACGAAACTTATGCAGAGTGGGCAAATATTTTGCTTGAAGAAATTACCGCACCATATCATGATCGTATTGGTGGCGTATCAATGGCATCTGCTGCATTAGGTACTGGTCAACTTGAAGATGTTAAACGAGCATTTTATGTTAAGGTAATGCCTTTTAAGAAACCATTTCATCTGCACATTCTAGGAGTTGGTGCTCTGCGTCGAATGCTTCCTTATATGGTGTTTAGTCAGACTGGAATGTATGAGAACATTGAAATCTCTTATGATTCTACAACACATTCTATGTCATTGGATAATGGATTGTTTTATTTCTCATATAGTAAGAAAACACGACATGGGTATGGCGGGTCATCTGTAAAAATGGGTAGAGAATATTCAAATATCTATAGAACAGTTGTAGATGAAATCAATAGTGTTTGTGGTACAGAATATACCCCAGAAGAATATCATAAATTGATGAATATTGCAGTAGGCAAATATCTTGAGAATGGTGGCAAATTCATTGACATTATGAAAGCACGTCTATGTTTTATATTGACAAATGTTCATAATTTTACATTGGATGTCACAACTTTGTTAGAATCTAAAGATGAATTACTTAAATTCTGCAGAGATAAAGGTTGCGAAAATGAATATGCAACATTGTTTGAAGTTAAAGATATTGGCGACTTTTCTCATTGGGAAAAGCACGTTGGTAAATATATGGAATCAGAATCTGTGGGCCATCAGCCTAGGATGTCTTTAGAAGATTTATTTGCATAAGGATTATATTATGTCTATAATTAAAAAGAGTAGTTTTATTTGGGTTACCTTTCAAAAAGAAGGTATTCATCGTTACCCTGCAGCGGCAACTGACGTTAAGTTAGCTACACGCAGATTTGGTATACCTGAAGAACATTGGCTGGATGTTAGTTTTCTTGCAGATCCGCATCGGCACATTTTCCACTTTCGTGTCGAGATGGAAGTATTTCATGATAACAGAGACGTAGAATTTATCCAAGCAAAAAGAATAATGGAGCGTTGGTATAATGATGGTACGTTGCAACTAGATTATAAATCATGTGAAATGATGGCAAATGATCTATATGATAAATTGATCGCAAAATGGCCAGGCAGGGGTTATGTAGTTGAAGTATCCGAAGATGGTGAAAACGGATGCAGAATTCATTTTGAACATATTAAAGATATAGATGTCTAAAATTTTTATTGTAGATTTAGAATCGGTAGATACGCGATACACAGGACAATGGAAACGATATGTACCCAAATTACTTAAAAAGGAAGGTCATGACATCGAAGTTATATGTGGGCCTGCTGATATTCCTAGTGCCACTACTCCTGGCGCCTTTCTTAATTTTGGTGGCACTAATATCTATAAGTCTGCACAAGTTGAGCAAATGGGCCGTTTATTTGTCAGTGGATCCGTTAATGCTAATGATCATTTTTTATTTACTGACGCTTGGCATCCTGGCATTATTAACTTAAAATATATGAGTGAATTGTTGCAGATCCCTGTAACGATTCACGCACTATGGCATGCCGGCAGTTATGACCCTCAAGATTTTTTAGGTCGCCTTATCGGAGATGCTCAGTGGGTTAGACACGCCGAGCAAAGTTTCTTTCATGCTATTGACCATAACTATTTTGCTACAAATTTTCATATTGATTTGTTTGCTGATACATTTAGCGAAACAGTAGATGATGAGTGGAAATTAACTATGATTGAGCAAGGTAAGATTGTTCGTTCAGGTTGGCCAATGGAATATATGGTTGATACATTAGATAATTATAATACTACAAAACAAGATATTATTTTATTCCCGCATCGTATTGCTCCTGAGAAACAAGTTGAAATTTTTAGAGATCTTGCAAAGCAATTGCCTCAATATGAATTTATTGTTTGTCAAGATAAACAATTGACTAAACATGAATATCATGAGTTATTGGGTAGAGCTAAAATTGTGTTCAGTGCTAACTTGCAGGAAACACTAGGCATTAGTTGCTACGAAGGCGCATTAGTTGATGCTATTCCTATGGTGCCAGATCGTTTGTCTTATAGTGAAATGTATAATGATATATTCAAATATCCAAGTGAGTGGACAGAATCATTTGAAGCATACGAATTACATCGACAAGATTTATGCTACAAAATTATTCAATACATGAATAATCACGATCAATATAAGTATCAAGTTCGTAAACAAGCATCAGACTTAACGGAAAAATTCTTTTCTGCTAATGTATTGACATCAATGTTTAAGTAATATATAATACATCACATAGCGGTCTACCGGCATCGTCCCGCTTTATAAATTCCGCCGCCTATGATTAACATAGGAGAATAAACATGGCAAAATACATTTCAACAAAAACTTATAATCAGATCGGTCCCGTAGCATATAGACAATGGCGGGCAGATAGTCATTGCAATCTAATTCATGGATATGCACTTTCATTCCATTTAGAATTTGAATGTGATACATTAGATGCTCGCAATTGGTGCATGGACTTCGGTGGATTAAAACCTCTTAAAGGTCTACTTGAGGATTGGTTTGACCACACATTATTAGTTGCTCAAGATGATCCAATGCGAGAGCATCTATTACATCTAGGCACATTAAAATTAGCAAAGATTACAGAAGTTGAAAAGACTGGATGTGAGGGTATTGCTGATTTTCTTTATGAATATATTAACACAATTTTCTTGCCCAACTATGGAGAAAAAGATCGTGTTTGGTGTTGCAAAGTACAAGTACGAGAAACAGATGCTAACATGGCAATGCGTGTTGGACATAGAGAAGATAACGAATTTAAAGATTGAATATGAAGATTTGTTTGTTGGGAGATACACACTTTGGAGTTAGAAATGACTCCAAAGCATTTCATGCGTATTATGAAAAATTCTATACCAATGTACTATTCCCATATCTAAAAGATAACAAGATTGATACTGTTATTCAATTGGGCGATCTATTTGATCGAAGGAAGTATATTAATTTTAATTCGCTTGCAGAGTCAAGACGTTATTTCTTTGATCCAATGGAAGCGAATGGAATTAAATTAATTACATTAGTTGGCAATCATGATATATTCTGGAAAGAAACTCTTAGTGTAAATTCTCCAGATTTATTGTTACGAGATTATGGTAACATTACTATTTTCCAAGAGCCAGGCCAAATGCAATTTGATGGTGTTCAATTTGATATTATTCCTTGGATTTGTAAAGACAACGAAACACAGATTGCAGCATTCATGGATGCAAGCACCTCTGATTATTGTATCGGACATTTTGAAATTTCCGGATTTCAAATGATGAAAGGTATTGATAACCATGAAGGATTTGATCGTAGTTATTTTAAACAATATAAACACGTATTAAGTGGGCATTTTCATACTAAATCTAGTGAAGGAAATATCTCATATCTTGGCACTCCTTATGAATTAACATGGAATGATGAAAGCGATCCAAAAGGATTCTTCATCTTTGATACTGAAGATCATTCTTTAGAGTTTATACAAAATCCATATACTATTTTTACAAAGTATTATTATAACGACGAAACAATGGATCCTGATGGTATTGATACTGCATCTTTTGAATCTCAACATATAAAAATTGTTGTCGTTAAGAAAAGAGACTTCCATAAGTTTGATAAATTTATAGAACGTATCTACAGACGAGACCCTCTTGAAGTTAAGATTATTGAAGACTTTTCTGAGTTTGAATCTGAGGCATTAGATGATGCTATTGATTTAGAAGATACTATGACATTGCTTACAGGGTATGTTGATAGTATTGAAACAGACGCAGACAAAGAACGATTGAAGACACTGCTTAAGACATTATATGTCGAAGCACAACACTACGACGAAGCATGAGTATAAGATTTACAAAAATACGATGGAAAAATTTCTTATCAACCGGCGGACAATTTACAGAAATAAATTTTGAAGCATCTCCTTCTACTTTAATTGTTGGTGAGAATGGTGCTGGTAAAAGTACAATTCTTGATGCTATTTGTTTTGGTCTTTTTAATAAACCATTCCGCAGTATTAATAAACCGCAATTAATGAATACTATCAACGGCAAGAATCTTGTTGTTGAGGTTGAATTTTCTATTGGCAAAAAGGATTACCGAATAGTTCGGGGCATGAAACCGAATGTATTTGAAATCTATTGCGATGGTACGATTCTAAATCAGGATGCAGCATCAAGAGATTATCAGAAATACTTAGAAGAAAGTATTTTGAAATTAAATTATAAATCTTTTACTCAGATTGTAATTTTAGGATCGGCATCATTTACGCCCTTTATGCAATTGTCTTTAGGGTATAGAAGAGAAATTATTGAGGATATTCTTGATATCCAAATTTTCTCTGTTATGAATACTGTATTAAAGGATAAGATCAATTCTTTAAAAGATTCAATTAAAGATTTAGATGGCAAGATTGAAATAGGAAAGCACAAAGTAAAAGTCCAACAAGGATACATTCTTCAATTGGAAGAAGATAAAAAGAAACGTGAAAACGATGTCCAAACTAAAATTGACGAATCTAATTTAGAAATTGCATCGTTATCTAAACAATTGGAAGAGCTACAAGATGTATATGCTGTTCATGAACTAAGTATTTCTGATTCCGACGAACAAACAAAAAAGAAAACAGAATTAAATACTCTGTATAAAAATCTTACTGATAGAATTAAAAAAGCTAAAAACGAAATTAATTTCTACGAAGAACATGATAATTGCCCAACCTGTAATCAAAATATTTCTGATGATTTAAAGACGCAAACTGTCGAGAAGCATACTCATAAGATTGAGGAAGTTACATCTGCATTAGATCAGATCAATGCAAAAATTACAGAAGTAGAAACTCGTCTTACTAAAATTGAAGATATTAAAAAGGCAATGTCTGAGGTTCAAGTATCAATTTTAAGAGTAAACAATTCAATGATTGCTTCTCAGAATTATATTAAAAAGTTGATGGCGGACTTGGAACAAAAGGATGATACTTTAACATCATTAACTAATGAAAAGTTAAATCTAAAGTCAATGGCTAAGGATATTGTTGATTTAGTTTCTGATAGGTCAAAAATTAATGAGGATAAATTTTATCATGAAGCAGCGGGGTCTTTATTAAAAGACACCGGCATTAAAACTAAGATCATTCGACAATATCTTCCAGTAATAAATAAGTTGGTAAATAAGTACTTGACGGCAATGGATTTCTTTGTCCACTTTGAACTAGATGAATCGTTTAATGAAACAATTAAATCTAGACATAGAGATGAATTTAGTTATGCATCTTTTAGTGAAGGTGAAAAGCAAAGAATTGATTTGGCGTTATTATTTACATGGCGAACAATTGCAAAGATGAAGAATAGCGCAAGTACTAATCTATTACTATTAGATGAAGTATTTGATTCCTCATTAGATGCAAATGGCACAGATTATGTTATGAATTTGTTGAATACCATAAGTGATGATACAAATGTGTTTGTAATATCGCACAAAGGCGATCAATTAATTGATAAATTTAAATCAGTAATTAAATTTCAAAAGTATCAAAATTTTAGTAGAATAGTAGTATGATTATATTAAGAAAAGACAAATTAACTTTAGTTGAACCTACTGCGGAGGTTATGACAAAAACGCCAAATCTTTTTGATTTTAAGAAGGATGGCAAAAGTGCTACTAATGTTTCAAATGTTCTATTTGAAAGAATGAAACAATTGGGAGGCGTTGGTCTAAGTGCTAACCAAGTAGGACTTGATATGCGAGTATTTGTAATGGGTTTAGGTGATACAAAAATTGCAATATTCAATCCAGAAATTGTTGAATACAATGTTAAAGAAGAAAATTATAACGAAGGCTGTTTATCATATCCAGGTATAATGCTAAATATTAAACGCCCAACAACCGTTAAAGTTAAATATCAAAATGAAAAAGGCGAAGTTGTTGAGAATGAATTCAAAGGACTAACAGCTAGAATTTTCCAACATGAATTTGATCATATGAATGGAACAGACTTTACACATCGAGTTTCTAAATTTAAATTAGATTTTGCAAAAAAGAAATTTGAAAATAAACGTAAAAAGATAATTAAAAAATACGCAGTTAAAACAATGGTAGAGGCACTAAATGAGCACAAAGATTCCAACTGAATATACTGAAATATTTGATTTTGGGTTTACTGCTGTAGATTCGGAAGAATCCATAGTTGAAAAACCTGTACAAGTAGCTGCTCCTGTTGTAGATACCTCGGGTATTGAAAATAAAATTGCGGCACTTTTAAATAAGGTTGATAATTTGGAAGAACTTGTAAAAGCTGGTTCTGGTGCAAATTTTGATACCGATGCATATCGACAATTAATTGAAAAAGATGTTGCTGAAAAATTAAGCAAAGTTGAAGCCTTAATCATGCCCCTTTTGGCAAATCTTTTGAAGAATCCCGATAAAGATTTTATCAAATGGCCGAACAGAAAACCCATTATAGAAGCTCAAATATCTAAAATTTTGGCTATCACACGTCCGCCCGCGGCGTAAAAAGTGCTTGACTTCTTTACTAAAAGGTGTTATAATATAGCATCAGTAAGGAAAAAACCATGTCACTAGCAAACTCAAAATCTATTCTTGCAAAGCTGCTTGCACAAGAAAACATCTCTGTGCAACATAAGAAAACTTCTACCGCATACTTTGATCCTAAGAACCGAATTCTTGTTCTTCCTATTTGGAAAGAAATGAGCGGTGATCTATATGACCTTCTTGTTGGACATGAAGTAGGGCATGCGTGGGAAACTCCTCCCGATGGTTGGCACGACGCGGTGCGTGGCCATACTCCAGGATTCAAATCTTATCTTAACGTAATCGAAGATGCCCGCATCGAGAAATGTATTAAAGTTCGATACCCTGGTTTACGTTCATCTTTTTATAAAGCATATAAAGATTTAGTTGAAAAAGATTTCTTCGGTATCAACGATATTGATGTAAATACTCTGCCATTCATTGATCGTATCAATCTGCATTTTAAGGTAGGTCCTTTTATGGCTGTACCTTTTTCAGATGAGGAACAGGTTTACATCAAACGAATTGACTCTCTAAAATCTTGGGACGAGGTTCTAACTATTGCAAAAGAATTGTATAACAATCAAAAGGCAATTAATGAGGATGAGGTAAAATTAGAACAACGTAAAAAACTTAGAATCAACGGCGACATCGAAGATCTCGATGGAGAATTCTCCGATGACTTTGATATTGAATTTGATTCTGATTCTGATGATTTTGGCGATGATGACCAAGACGGCGAAGACGGTGAGACAGGCGAATCTCGAGCAAAAAATAAAAATGCCGGTAAGAACGATCCAAGTTCTATTACAGATCAAGAATTTCGCAGTCGTGAAGCAGATTTGTTATCGAATGATGTTCGCCCATATAAGTATTTCAATTTACCAAATGTAAAAATTGAGGATGTAATTATTCCTCACGATTACCTATATAAGAATACTAATTGGGAATCGCTCGATAATAATGACCGGCACAAAGATGCAAATACTCTCCTTGCAAACTACAAACAAACTAATGGCAAGTTTATTCAATATCTTGTTAAAGAGTTTGAACTAAAACGAAACGCAGCTCAATTTGCTCGAGCAAAAGTTTCTAAAACTGGAGAATTAAATCTAGATAAAATTTTTAGTTACAAATATAATGAAGATCTTTTTAAACGTGTTACTAAAATTCCAGGTGGTAAGAATCATGGAATGATAATGTTTATAGATTGGTCAGGTTCAATGACCGACAATATTACTCAAACAATTGAACAGACGCTAGTGCTTGCAGATTTTTGCAAAAAAGTAAATATTCCTTTCCGAGTATTTTCTTTTACAGATTCATCAGGCGGAGTCGTTGAATCATTTATTAAGAATAAGTATGGTCTTCCTGGATATCTTGCAGGTAAACATCATGCAACTTTTTCAAAGAATCCATTAGATTTGGTAATAAATGGTTACGCTTATAAAAGTTTTGAATTGTTATCCAATAGTATGACAACTGCTCAATATAATTTTGCGCAGAAAAAATTATTACAATTTGGTGCAATTTATACTAATTCTCGGTATATGAGATATGCTGATATCCCTGCTGGATGGGAGCTAAATTCGACTCCTTTAAATGAAGCGGTTATATTTGCAAATCATTTTATACCCGTGTTTAAAGAAATGTATAAATTGGATATTGTTAATACTATTTTCCTTACAGACGGAGAAGGTAATTATTTGAATCAAATAGTTACTCCTGAAGGTACACAAAGAGATGCAAATTCATATTATGGATTAGGTTATCGAGTATCTGCAAATACTGTAGTAACTGATCCAAAAACAAAAATATCGGGATATGCCGCACCGGGTCAACCTGTTACCGCAGCTCTTCTAGATTTGCTCAAAAAACGTACAGACACAAATCTTGTAGGATATTATATTATGAGCAGATCTTCAAGAGGAGTTGTCCAAAGAATTTTGGATACAAGTGGGCTGCAAAATAAAGAAGATTCTACAAATATTATTGGCAAAATTCGAAAAGACAAATTTTATTCTTTATCAACATATGCATATGATAAGTATTTTTTGGTTGTTTCGGATGATCTAGTTATTGAAGATGGAGAAATGGTAGTAACCAGCGATACATCGAAAAAAGATCTTATGAAAGCTTTTATTAAGAATCGTAAATCTAAATTGATGAATCGGATACTTTTGAACAAATTTATTGAAGAAATCGCTTGACACGATCTTCAAAAGATGTTATAATTATTTTGTGAAATCCCCATCCCTAGGACTATATTATGAAAACCGATATTGATAAAAAACAACTTATTACAGATCTAGTAACTAATTTTGGTAAGACGGCATCGCGAAAAGCTGTCATTGCTTATCTTGAACAAAAAGGAATTAAAACTCCTTTTTGGTTGATTAATGGTGCTAAATACCGAGCAAGTCGCGGTGTATTAAATCTAGATGTATCAGATAACGATATCCCTAAAACTACTACAAATACGAATATTATGAAAGAAGAAATGCCCGCATTGCAGGCACAAGTTGTGCCCCTTCGACAAAAGCGTTTGGTTACAGAAGTGGAAAATCTAGTACCCATTAAAGATGACAATTATGTTCCTTTTGGATTTTTCCGAGATCTAGAATCCATCCTTAAATCTAAGGTGTTTTATCCTGTTTTCATTACTGGTCTAACTGGTAATGGTAAAACAACTATGGTTGAACAAGTTTGTTCTAAACTAAAACGAGAGTGTGTCCGGGTTAATGTTTCTATTGAAACAGATGAGGATGATCTTGTTGGTGGATCTACATTGATTGACGGTAACGTAACTTTCCGTGAAGGTCCAGTTATTCTCGCAATGCGACGTGGAGCAGTTTTGCTAATTGACGAAATTGATCGTGGTAGTAATAAACTAATGTGTATTCAAGGTATTCTTGAAGGCAAACCATATTTCAATAAAAAGAATGGCGACGTAATTTATCCCGCACCTGGTTTTACAGTTGTTGCTACAGCAAATACTAAAGGTCAAGGCTCTGATAGCGGCAAGTATATTGCAGCACAAATTCTTGATGAGGCATTCCTTGAGCGTTTCCCTATTACTGTTGAACAAGAATATCCTAATGCTAAAATCGAGCATAAGATTATTATCAACAACATGAAAGAGTTGGGATGCGAAGATGCAGAATTTGCAGACAAGTTGGTTACTTGGGCTGAAGTTATTCGTAAGACATATCTTGAAGATGCGATTGATGAACTGATTTCTACCCGACGTCTTGTTCATATTGTAAAAGCATTCTCAATGTTTAAAGATCGTCAAAAGGCAATTGAGCTTTGTATTAATCGCTTTGATGGAGACACGAAGAATTCTTTTATGGATCTCTATAAGAAAATGGAAGCTCCTAAGGAAGAAGAAAAAGTATACGATCAAAAAATTGATACTCCAACTAGTTCGGCTCCAACCCCTCCCGATGATGAAATTCCATTCTAAGAATTTTTAATTTAACCAAAGGGCGCTTATGCGCCCTTTTACCTATTTTAGACTTATAAATATTTAAGTCGTTATTAATTCATTATAAGGTTTGAAATGAAAAAAGCATTGATTACAGGAATCACAGGACAAGATGGTTCCTATCTAGCAGAACTTCTATTGGAAAAAGGATACGAAGTTCATGGTATTATTAGACGTAGTTCTTCGATTAATACTTCTAGAATTGACCATATATTCAATCATCCAAATTTAGAATTACATTATGGAGATGTAACTGATTCATTGTCATTAATGAATGTTCTAAAAAAACATTCTCCAGATGAAATCTATAATTTAGCTGCCCAAAGTCATGTTAAAGTTTCTTTTGAAACTCCTGAATACACAGGTATGGTTGATGCAATGGGCACGTTAAAAATATTGGAATCTGTAAGATTGCTTAATCTAGATAAAAAGACAAAAATTTATCAAGCATCTACTTCTGAACTATTTGGATTGGTTCAAGAAATCCCACAAAAAGAAACAACCCCGTTCTATCCTAGGTCCCCATACGGCGTTGCAAAAATGTATGCTTATTGGATTGTAAAAAATTACAGAGAGTCGTATAATATGTTTGCTTGCTCGGGCATACTATTTAATCACGAATCTCCTCGCCGAGGACATAATTTTGTAACTAAGAAAATTGTAAATGCTTTAAAGGCAATTAGTGAAGGTAAACAAGAGTGTTTGTATCTTGGCAATCTAAATGCTATGCGAGATTGGGGACATGCTAAAGATTATGTCAACGCAATGTGGATGATGTTGCAACAGGATACACCGGAAGATTATGTTATTGCAACTGGAGAACAATTCTCAGTAAGAGAATTTGTTGAACATTGTGCCCCATATTTTGGTTTAAAAATTCGTTGGGAAGGTGACGGAGTTAATGAAGTTGGCATTAATAAAGTATCTAAAAAAGTAATAATCCGAGTAGATAAAAAATATTTCCGACCAGCAGAAGTTGAAACATTATTAGGTGATGCATCGAAGGCAAGAATACAATTAGGATGGAAACCTACGCAATCATTTGATGATTTGGTTGAAGATATGTGTATGAATTTTGATGAATAAGAAAGTTATATGAATAAAAAATTAAGTATAGGGTTTACTGATACCCATCCGCATCTAGCAACATTCTTTATGGACTTATTGTCTACACGGTATGATGTAGAAATTAACAATGATAATCCTGATTTTTTGTTATTTGGTGATAGAAATTTTGGTGAGAATAATTTAAAATATTCTAAAGATGTTGTTAAGATTTTCTATACAGGAGAAAATCAAAGACCAGAAGATTATGATTGTAACTATGCAATAAGTTTTGATCATAACTTTGAACCTTGGCATTATAGATTGCCTTTATATGTTGTCTATATGTGGGCATTAGAACATATACACAAAACAAAGTATGATTTTAATTATATCTTTAATCCCGAAATTAAAGAGAAAACCGACTTCTGTTCTTTTGTTGTAAGTAATCCCAATTGCCAAGAACGTAACAATTTCTTTAAAATGTTACACAAAGAAAAGCACGTTGATAGTGCAGGCAAACTATACAAAAATATAGATGTCAATTTGGAAGGCGAAGCTGCTAAAATTGAATTTTTATCTACACGAAAATTTAATATTTGTTTTGAACCATATTCTCATCCTGGATATGTTACCGAAAAAATACTACACGCATTCTATGCAGGAACAATTCCAATATACTGGGGAAGTGAAACAATCAGTTCAGATTTTAATCCAAACGCATTTATTGATGTAAATGATTTTGGTAGTTATGAAGAAGCAATTAAATTTATTATGTACTTGGATAGTCACGATGAGTTGTACAATATAATGCTTAATGCGCCAAAATTTAAAAACGGAATTCCTCCGTCATACATCATGCTTGATAATTTCTTAAATTGGTTTGATGCGGTAGTTTATAATAAAATTTTACAACGATGAATATACAGACATTTATTTTCAATTGGCGCGGACAATATGAAAAGACAAAAGAAAAGCAAAAGCAACTGAGTGCCATTGGGGTCGTGCCTGTCGTTATTAATAGTGACGACAATCACCGTGAGGACGATCCTAATTGGCACAATATTGGCGAGGAAAGTTATTTCACTGCACAGTTCTTAAAAGCATTGGAATTATTTACTGGCGATGCAATGTTTCACATACAAGCGGATGCATCATATAGTAATTGGGCAGAAATTTATCAAGGAGCAAGAGATTGCTTTGATACTTACAATTGGGGAATTTATGCACCAAATGTGGATTATACATTTTATAATTCTGCAAGAACTGATCTTACAAGTTTTGATTTAGATGAACCTAATTTAAAAATGGTTGCAAATACAGATTGTACTTGTTGGTTTATTCATAAAGATATTCTTGAAGATGCAAAAAATAGAAATATAAATTTTGCGCCATATAAAATGGGTTGGAGTTTTGATATAATTTTTACCGCAATTAGTTATATTAATAAACGACCAGTCATTCGAGATTATTCATTTACTATTGACCATCCGCAAGGAACCAATTATAATAAAGATCAGGCCGAGATTGAGATGGTTCAACTATATCAATCACTTACACCCGATGTACAAGAAGCATTTAGATATATTAAAGGCGATAAAGAAAAATTAGCGCAATACTATGCAAATTGATTATTATAAAATAAATGATCTATTAATAGAAAAACTGGACAACAATGTTCCGTTTTCTTTATTAAGAATAGACAATACTGCAGGGTATGTTCTTGATTGCATCTCTCGTGGAATTATTCCCGATAGACAACATTACAATGAATATACTTTAGTTGAAGGCGGTGTGCCTGACAATATGGATTACGTATTTAAAAAGTTATGGCCGGATACTTTAAGCGTAATGAAAGAGTGTGATATTTTAGGATTTGTTGATGTGTCGGGGGATATTAAACGATCAAACTTTATAAAGCAATTTGAGGATAAGCCAACATTCTTTCATAAAGATACTGCAGTATTAGATCCCGGAGGATTATTAGGATATTATTCTGAGTATAATAAACTATCTGTACCTTGGACACAACATCTAAAAGGTAAAAAAGTTCTTGTAGTATCAACACACGCAGAATCTATAAAATATCAATGGAATCACCTTGATAGGATTTGGGGCAAAGACAAAGAAAAAATTGTACCCTTTGAATTAGTAGATTGTATTAAAACACCATATCATCCTCTTGCAGATGATAGACAAATTCCTGGGTGTGATACATTCCATAGCATAGTTGAGCATACAAAGAAATTAATTGATAGCTATGACTATAATGTTTTGCTAACAGGCGTAACAACTCAATCTCCGTTTTATGCTGAGCATGCTAAGCAACAAGGTAAAGTAGGAATACAGACAGGCGGAACAATACAATTATTTTTTGGTATTGTTGGATCACGTTGGCTAAAATCGCCTTCGTATAAAGAATGGATTCCTATGTTTAATGAATATTGGATATACCCATTGGATGAGGATAAAGCACAAAGAGTGGTTCATCCTAACTTAGAAACTAATTACGCATATTGGTAAATTATGAATAAAGATGATATTTTAATTGGCATTGCAGAATTTGTCAGAAATAAACGCAATGAAGAAATTTGGATTCCCGGTAAAGATTTTGTTAAGTATGCCGGTCCGTTTTTTGACGAACATGAAATACTTGCAGCAGTAAGTACATTATTAAATGGTTGGCTTGTTATGGGCGACCAGTCTGTAAAATTTGAAAAAGAATTCCCAAAACAATTTGGAAAGAATCATGGAATTCTAACAAATTCTGGATCTAGTTCTAACTTGTTAATGATGTCTACTCTTACATCTAAGCGTGGATATAATTTGCCAAAGGGAACAAAGGTATTGATGCCTATTGCAGGATTTCCTACAACATTAAATCCTACCTTACAACTTGGATTTGAACCTGTATTTTTAGACATTGAATTAGATACATTAAATCTTGATCTAACAAAAGCAGAAGAACTAATTAAAAAACATAATATCAGAGTAATTACATTTGCTCATGTATTAGGTAATCCACCTAATATGGATTGGGTAATGGAATTAGTTAAACGATATGATATGATTCTTTTGGAAGATTGCTGTGATGCTTTAGGATCTACATATGACGGAAATCCATTAGGATCTTATGGTGAGATGGCATCTTGTTCATTCTATCCTGCCCACCACATGACAATGGGAGAAGGTGGGTTTGTTGCCTGCAAGACATATGAAACAGAAGTCATTGCTAGATCATTTAGAGAATGGGGTCGCGGATGTTATTGTGTTGGACCTGAAGCAAATAAATTAAAATGCGGTTCTTGTGGCACACGGTTTAAAGAATGGATTCCTGAGATGCCAGGAGAAATTTTTGACCACAAATATGTATACGATGAAATCGGTTACAATTTGAAACCAATTGAATTGCAAGGTGCAATGGGGTTAATTCAATTGGACAAGTTAGAAACAATACACGAGTTGCGAAAACGCAATTATAATTTATTGTTTGATATCTATAGTAAGTATGAAGAATATTTTCACTTGCCAAGAGCCCAGGCAAAGAGTGATCCTAGTTGGTTTGCATTTCCGCTAACAATTCGCAAGGGTGTTCCTTTTACTCGTAGCGATATTGTGGATTATCTTGAAGAACATCTAATTCAGACACGGCCGTATTTTGCTGGTAATATTATGCTCCAACCTGCATATAGTCATCTAATGAATCCCGCAGATGCAAGAGATAATTTTCCAATTGCTACAATGACAATGACTAATACTTATTTCCATGGAACAAGCCCAGTAATTACTCCTGAACAAATTTCATATATAGGTAAAGTAGTTGATGGTTTTATGAGTTTATTTGTATGAAAAATTTAAGCAAAGTCGCCTCAAATATTGATGGACAACCAATGTTCAAATATTTGGATAAGGCAAAAAAATTAGAAGCCGAGGGAAAATCTATGATCCATATGGAAATAGGTGACCCTGATTTTAACACTCCGGATAATATAATTAATGCCGCAATAAATTCATTACAGAATGGCGGCACACATTATTGCAGTAGTTTTGGATTGCCTGATTTTAGACAAACTATTGTAGATGCTACTAAACGAAGTAGAGGGTTTGCTCCTGATCTAGATCAAGTATTAGTTACACCGGGTGCAAATATAGGAATGTTCTATGCAATTTATTGTTTAGTTGATCCCGGATATGAAGTGATTGTTCCTGATCCTGGATTTGCAACATATTACAGCACAATTAAAATGTGCGGTGCAATTCCAGTAAGGGTTCCTTTAAAAGAAGAAAATAAATTTAGAATGAATCCGGAGGATGTTGCAAATGCAATTACAGATAAAACTAGATTAATTATTATAAACAGCCCACACAATCCGACCGGTAGTGTAATGACTCCTGAAGAAATTAAAGCAATATATGACTTGGCAAAAGAAAAAGACATATATCTTTATAGTGATGAAATTTATAGTAGAATGAACTATAGTACATTTAGTAGTCCAGGAATATACGATCATTGTAAAGAACACGTTATTGTGAGCAATGGTTTTAGTAAGGCATTTGCAATGACTGGATGGCGATTAGGTACTATGATTGGTCCCAGTGTTGTTATTGAAAGAATGGCTGCATTACTACAAACAACAAGTAGTTGTGTTAGTCCATTTATACAAGCAGCAGGAAAAGAAGCTATTGACGGCCCGCAAGATTCTGTTTATAATATGATGGAAGAGTATAAGTCTAGACGAGATTTATTGGTGGATGGTCTAAATAAAATTCCAGGATTTGATTGTTTGACTCCAGGTGGCGCATTTTACGTATTTCCAAATATTACAAAAACAGGATTAACTTCTGAAGAAGTATGCAACGCATTACTTGACGCGGGGGTTGTGACATTGCCTGGAGATTGTTTTGGCGAATATGGTAAAGGATATCTACGTCTTTGTTATGCTACTAGTAAAAATGATATAAATGAAGCATTAAAACGTATTAATGATTGGGCAACAAATCATGCGAGTTTGTGATTGGATAGCAGAATACTTATATAATGTAGGTGTATCTAGAGTACATGGATTGATGGGCGGCGGCGCCAGCGGTCTTAATGATGGTTTTATTAAACATGGAAAAATAAGTTATATTTGTTATCATCATGAACAAGGGGCAGGCCATTCTGCAATAGGTGAAAGCAAATTTACAGGAAAACTATCTGTAGTAAATCCTACTACTGGATGTGCAGGAACAAATTGTGCAACTAGTGTTTTAAATGCTTGGCAAGACTCTGTTCCTGTATTATTCATAAGCGGCAATGTACGTTTGGATACTTGTAGTTCTTGGATAAACCAGAAAAAGAATATTAATATTCGTAAGTATGGTATACAAGAACATAATGTTATTGATACGTTCAAATCAATGACAAAAATTGCAACATTTATTACTAGTGTTGACGATGTTGCATATCGAATACAAGAAGCAATTCATATTGCTACAAGCGGCCGCCCCGGCCCCGTATGGATAGATATTCCTAGTAATATTCAAACTGCAGAAATGCCGGAAAAATATACTAGTTATATTCCATTAAGTTTAAACAAACCAATGTCTGATTTTTCGGAAATTAAACAAAGAATTAATAATGCAGAAAGACCAGTTGTTCTTGCAGGATATGGAATAAGACAAAGTAATACTATAGAACAGTTTGTCAATTTTATTGAGAAATATCAAGTGCCGTATGTAAGTACATACGGTGCAAGAGATTATACTGCAGATAGTCATCCTTTAAGTATTGGTGCAGTTGGAATTAAAGGTTCAAGAGCAGGAAATTTTACAATGCAAAATGCCGATCTATTATTAATACTCGGAAGTAGTTTAAATAGCAGCGTTGTAGGATATGATCCAAAACAATTTAGTCCTATTAGTTATAAGATTGCAATAGATTTAGATATCAATGAATTGAAAAAAGATATTGTTCATATTAATTCTAAATACAATGTTAATCTAGAAAAATTCTTTAGAGGTATGTTATGACACGGCAAGAATGGATTGAAAAATGTAATCATTGGAAAAACATTTGGCCGGTAATGCAACCAGAATATGCTGCAAATAATAATGATTACGAATTAAATATTTACGCAGTATTAGATGCAATAAACAAATATAGTAAAGCATCTGATATTATTATGGGAGATGCTGGCAGTATTAGTTATGCTGGCCCAGTAGCATTAAATGCTAAGGAAGGGCAACGATTTATTTTTAGTCCAGCTCAAGCTGATATGGGTTGGGCAGTCCCTGCTGCAATAGGTGTTGCTATGGCAAGCAAACAACAAGTTATTGCAATAACCGGCGATGGTAGTTTTATGAGCAATCTGCAGGAACTTGCTGTAATTAAACAGCATAACTTAAACATAAAAATTGTTGTACTAAATAATAACGGATATCTAAGTATTAAAAATACTCAATCTAAATATTTTGAAGGCAGGGTGTTTGGAACAAGTTCTGAAACTGGTTTATGGTTTCCATCTTTTAAAAATGTAGCAACTGCATTTGATATGCATTATCAAGATGTTAGATTAGAAACACAATTAAATGATTTAAATTATACTTTATCTCTTGTTGGCCCTGCTATTATAGATTGTAAGTGTTTAGAAGACCAAGAAATTTTGCCAGCGCAGGCATTAAAAAATGGAAAACAGGCTGGATTGCATGATATGCATCCATTCTTATCAGATGACGAACTTAAAAAAGAAATGATTGTTAATATATGAGAATTATAATTATCGGCGCTGGCGGATTTATTGGATCCTATCTAACTAAAGAATTGACTTCTGAACATCAAGTTCTTCCTATCTATAAAGATCAGGTAGATTTATTTGACAATGAAACTGTAAAGAATTTGTTAACTGCGGTTCAAGCAGATGTTGTTATAAATTGTTTAACATTTGGTGGAAAAGAAAATCTACAAAACAAAGATGCATACGATGTAGCAAGAAATTTATCGTTGTTTTATAATTTTCATTCTAACTCAAATTTATTTAAAAATTATATTAATATTGCCTCTGGAATAGAAGGCACAGATGCAAATAATGCATACACCTTTTCTAAAAAAGCAATTTATAGTTTTGTTAAAGAGGATCCAAAATATATTAATTTGAGATTGTTTGGATGTTTTGGAAACACAGAAAATGAAACTCGTTTACTAAAAAGATTTCTTGCATCTACCGAAACTTTTAAAATTATAGATGATCGAAAATTTGACTACATCTCAATACAAGATTTTTATAATATAATTAAATTTACCTTATCAAATCTAGACACAATAACATCATTGTATAATACAATAGATTGCGTATATTCCGAAAAAATAAAGCTTAGTCAATTTTTAGATTATTTTTGTGATATAAATAATTTAGAGAAAAATTTTATTGTAGAATCAATCGGTAATAAAGATTATACTGGAAATTCTACTGCTTTAGATAATTTAAAAAAGCACCATGCTCTTCGTTTATATGGCTTAGCGCATGGATTGAAAGTATATGTATGACAAAAATTGTTTATGTGACAGGTTGTTTAGGATTCATGGGTTACCATGTTACTAAAAAATGTTTAGATGCTGGATATTATGTTTTTGGTATTGATAAAAAAACGTACGCAAGCAATTTGCATTTCCTTCAACTGCTGTTAGATTATCCAAAATTTAAATTTTTAAAATCAGATATCAATGATCTAGAAAAAATTTATGATTGCGACTATATCATTAACATGGCTGCAGAAACACACGTTGACAATAGTATTGTTAGTTCAGATGTTTTCCTTAGAAGCAATGTTAATGGAGTCCATAAATTACTTGAACTAATAAAAGCAATCCCAAAAGCAAGACGCCCCACATTACTTCATTTTAGTACAGATGAAGTATATGGAGATATTGTAGATGGATTTCATACCGAAACAGATTTATTAAAACCAAGCAATCCATATTCTGCAACAAAGGCAGCTGCGGATATGTTAGTACTTGCTTGGGCCAGAACATATGAAGTTCCATATGTTATACTTAGACCTACTAATAATTATGGTATTGGTCAGTATGTAGAAAAATTTATACCTAAAGCAATTAAGCATTTGACTCTAGGTAGAAAAATTATTATGCATGATGCCGGTATGCCAAGAAGAACATGGCTCCATGTATCTGATACTGCATCTGCGGTTATTGCAATAATTGAATCTGAGACAAAAAACGAAATCTATAACATATCTGGAAACTATGAAGAACAAAATATAGTTATTGCCAAAAAAATTATAGATAGATTTCACTTATGTACCGAAGAAGCCTATAGTGATTTTATGGATTTATCTGAAAAACGACAAGGCCAAGATGTTAGATATGCAATAGATGATTCTAAATTAAAATCACTTGGATGGAATCCAAAGGCAAATTTTGACAATGAATTGGAAATTATGGTAGATTATTATAAAGAGAATTTTGTATGGTAATAATAACTGGAGCAAATGGATTTATTGGACAAAATGCAATAGACTATTTTGTAAAAAGAAATTATAATGTCGTTGGTCTTGATATTGAGGATGGCCCAATATATTCAAAAGACATAACAGGAGTTGTTCATTTAGGAGCAATCTCTAATACATTAGAAAAAGATTGGGGCAGGTTAACAAGATTAAATGTTGATAGTACCAATAATTGGTTTGATTATTGTAACGAAAATAATATTCCCTTTATATTTGCAAGTTCTGCTGCAATTTATGGAAATGGAGACGGGCCATTAAATCTTTATGCCAAAAGCAAACTCGATAGCGAAAAATATATTGATAATAGAGCAGTTGTTCTAAGATTCTTTAATGTATATGGACCGCACGAGGAGCATAAAGGCAGAATGGCTAGTACAATATATCATTGGTATAATCAAATTAAAGATACAGGTAAGGCAAAAATATTTGAGGAATCTGATTCAATTTATAGAGATTTTATCTATGTACAAGATGTTATTAAAGTAATAGAATTCTTTTTAAATAACTATGTTCCCGGAACATATGATTTAGGATCAGGTACCCAAAATAATTTTGAGTATGTACTACAATGCCTATTAGAAAAAATGGGATTAGGTGAAAAGGAATATATAAAATTTCCTGAAGATATAGTTAATCAGTATCAAAAGAATACATCTTCTGATATGACAACATTGGAAAAAATTGGATATAATTTATCAAGTATGACTACAATAAAGGAAGGCGTTTCCAATTATGTAGATTACTTGAAACAAGGATAAAATAATGGCAGGCGATAGATTATTACTACATACTCATACTGGTCTCGGCGATCATATAATTTGTAACGGAATGGTTCACGCATTTGCAGAAGTCTGTGATGTGGTATATGTTCCTTATAGAAAATTCTTTAGAGAATCTATGCAAACACTATATGAGGGATTTGGTAATATTGAATTATTAGAATTCCCCGATATTGATATTACGCGCAATAGGCATTTGCTAGAAGATTTTGCAAATAAAAATAATTGCAGTATGTTAAGTGCAGCAGATCCTGAAATACAATATACTAGATTATTGCGTAAACTTCCTAATGGTCAACTTGATTATGCAAATCTTGCAATAAGTTCTGATAGACAAATGTATGAAATTGTAGAGGTTCCTTTTTCTGCAAGATATACTAAATGTAGAATTCCGCAAACTACTAAGAATTCTAAAAAGCTATTTGATTCCTTATATAAAGGAAATGACTATATGTTAGTCCATAGATACAGTAGTAACAAGCCTGACGGGTATCCTATAAATCTGAATGTTTCTGGCAATATAAATAATCTTGATATTATTGAAATTAAAGAAGGTGCTACCAATAATATATTTGATTATATGGATTTAATTTATAATGCTAAAGAAATTCATGTAGTTCCTAGTAGCGTAGGATGTTTGGTTGATAGTGTTGTTGATAGAACCCCTGCTAGATTGTTCTTCCATAACATAAAAGCAAGCGTGGAGACCCAAGTTAATTGTAGATGGAACAATAATCGTTGGGGAGTTATAGGATATGAGGTAATGTATTGATATGAAAAGACATTTGATTATAGGTGATTTGATCTTTGATAGGTTTATTTATGGTAATGCTACAAGAATCTCTGCAGAAGCACCGACGTTAGTACTGGATACAGAAGATGAAGTTGATATGCTCGGCGGAGCATACAATGTTGCTGCACATATATGTTCATTGGGACATAATGTAAATTTCATTTCAGCTGTTGGTAATGATTATGATTCTGTGGTCTCCACTTTTAAAGACAACTTTCATCTTAACAGTAACTGTTTTATTACAAAAGAAGCAGGCAGAAAAACTACTGTAAAAACTAGATTGATATCTAAGTATAAAAATGCACATTTACTTAGATACGACAACGAATCTACGCATCCATTATTAGAAAATACTGAGAATGAAATTATAGAATATGTTAAGAATAACATATCTTTGTTCGATGATATACTATTGATTGACTATAAAAAAGGTGTTGTCACAAAGAAAGTTGCAGAATCTATTATAGAAATTGCAAATATGCACAACATCCCAGTATTGGTAGATACAAAAAGAGATGATCTAAGTATCTTTACTGCGGCAACAGTTATAAAACCAAATAAATACGAATTCGAAAAAATTAGATTGCGATATGCATCTGATTTTTCAATGGAAGAGGCGTGTAGAATAATTTGTAATAAATTACGAATTCAGAAAATAGTTATTACTGCAGGCAATGATGGCATATACGCTTATGATAGCGTGCAGGGTTTAATACACTCAAAGGCAGAGGAAGTAAAGGTAAAAGAGTTAAGTGGCGCAGGAGATTCTGTACTAGCTGTTTTAAGTTTTTGCTTTTTAGAAGGACATTCTTTTGAGGAAAGTATTGGATATGCAAATAAATTAGCTGCAAAATTTGTATCTTCAGGTATACAATATAGAGCAAAATTGGATGATCTAATAAAAGGAAATGAAACTATATGAGCAATTTTTTAGCTGCGGTAATCCGCAAACATTTTGAACCTTTAAGTATTGAAGAATTTGAACATCAAGATCCTACCGAAGGGCAAGTTCTTGTTGAAATGATTTCTTCTGGTCTTTGCGGCGCTCAAATAAATGAGATAGACGCAGTTAAAGGGTGGGACAAATATATGCCACATTTTATGGGGCACGAAGGATTTGGTCAAGTAAAACAAATTGGCGACAAGGTTACTAAAGTAAAACCTGGAGACTATGTTGTACTACATTGGAGAAAAGGTATTGGCTGTGATTGTTTTGGTGGGAAATATTTTTCCAAATTAGGAATTGTTGGTTCCGGCCCAGTAACAACTTTTGCAGAAAAAACAATCGTTGCAGAAAACAGAGTAACTCCTGTAAACTACAAACCAGAATTGACGAATCTTTACCCATTAATGGGATGTGCATTTTCCACAGCATATGGCATTGTAAAGCACGATTTAAAAATAAAAGATGATGCAAATATTTTAATTACTGGAGCCGGTGGATTAGGATTAACTATTGCATTCTGGCTAAAAGTATTATATAATGTAAATGTTACATTAGTTGATCGCTACGAAGTTAAACGTCCGTTTGTAGAACAATTTGGTGCAAAGTATTTTTCCTATGAAACAGCACCAGCATTTTTTGCAGAATCTCCTTTAATGGATTATTGTATTGACACTTCAGGAAATACGGATGTAATTTCTAAGGCATTTTCTCTTCTTGGCAAACAAGGCTCATTAGTATTAGTCGGGCAACCAAAGACAGGAGAAAAATTAACATTGGATAATGCGTTAAAAATATTTGATGGTATAAAAATATTTAGTTCAGATGGTGGTAATTTTGTTCCTGAGAATGATTTGGCCGATATTATTATGCACATCGACAATAATATTGAACTTGCAAATAAACTAGTAACCGATGTAATTGGTTTAGAAGATATAAATAATGGTTTTGCCAAAATGAGAAACGGCGAGGCTGGAAGAATTGTTATTAATTTTAAGGAGCACTAAATGAAAAGAGATTGGACACCAGAAGAGCTAATTGCCTTTGAGGACAGGATTGGCGAGCTATATTTAGATAATAAATTACCATTTTTATTCCATCTATCTGGTGGTAATGAAACACAACTAATTGATATCTTTAAAGATATTAAAGAAGGCGACTATGTTATTTCTAATCACAGAAGCCATTATCATGCATTGCTACATGGCATTCCACCAGAAGTAGTTGAAGATCGTATTCTAAATGGTCGTAGTATGTTTATTTACGACAAGGCTAGAAACTTCTTCTGTTCTGCAATTATTGGCGGAACTCCTGCAATTGCAGCAGGTCTTGCATGGGCATTGAAACGTAAAGGATCTACACAAAAGGTATGGTGCTTTATTGGAGATGGAACAGAAGATAACGGCCACACTTATGAAGCAATTCGCTATGTAGATGGATGGGACTTGCCTTGCAAGTTTGTTATTGAGAACAACAACCGTTCAGTAGAAGCAACCAACGAACAGCGTTGGGGCAAAGCTGCGGATTATGTTTGGAATTCCCCTTCTGTTATTAAATACAAATATGAAATTACATATCCTCATGCTAGAAAACCCGGCATGATTGATTTGTCAAAAGCTGTTAAGAAAACAGATGATGAATATTTCCCGCCTTTAAAGGAAATCGAATATCCAGAATTTACAGTTGACGAATTAAAATATAAAGATGCTGCATTTAAGGCAATGACCGAATTGGGCAACGAAGGCGCAATCTTTATTGGATATAATGTTAACAATGCTCCAGGCGGTAACGCAATGGGAACATTGAAAGGCGTATCCGATGAACAAAAATTAGAAACTCCTGTTGCAGAAAATCTAATGGCTGGATTGGCAATTGGTATGGGATTTGAAGGATTTATTCCAGTTCTATATTTTGAACGTCATGACTTTATGTTAGTTGCAATGGATGCGATTGTTAATCATATTGACAAGATTGAAAGAATTTCTCACGGAGAGTATACTGTTCCTGTAATTATCAGAGCAGTTACTGCAGATGGCGGTCCTTTCTATTCAGGAATTACTCACTCGCAAGACTTTACCAATATGCTTAGAACCGCAGTAAGTTTCCCAGTATATGATCCTGTAACTGGTGCAGATTTAGAACTTGCATTTAAGAAAGCTAGATATAGTGGACGTCCGGCAATTATTGTTGAAAGAAAATCTAGATATTAAAATGAGAAAGATTATATCTATATCTGTGTGGGGCGATTCGCCCCGCTACATTGTTGGTGCTCATCGACAATATGAATTGGCAAAAGAATTTTACCCTGATTGGGAATTTAGAATTTATACTGACGACAAACGAAAGTTTGAAAATCTAACTGATGCTAATATTATAGAAGTAACGGATGACAGTTATGGTATGTTCTGGAGATTTAAAGCTTTATTTGAATCAGATGATAATGTTGTAATTGTCCGAGATTCCGATAGCAGAATAACTATCAGAGAACAACGAGCAGTTAATGAATGGTTAAACTCTGATAAAAAATTCCATACATTTCAAGATCATGAAGCTCATTACGAATTCCCTATCATAGGATGTGCTTTTGGATATAAAGGTAGATTTAATAATCCAATGTATAATCTAATGTATTATTATATGAAAAATTTTGCATATTATCTAGGCGATCAAATATTCTTAAAAGAAGTTATATGGCCTATGGTTAGAGATAGTGCAATGATACATTCTATGAATGCAGGTTGGTTTGGAGAAACAAGAAAACAATTAGTTAATCCTTACGACTTTTGTGGCAATGGATATAATGAAGATGATATGCCATTATATCCACCAACACTTAAAGAATGTAATGGATATAATCCAGAAAATACTCCTAAAGAATTTAAATTTAGTAATGGTATTCTTATAAATTAAAGGCAAATTATATGGCACAATATTATGGCTCTTCTGAAGAAGATAAATTCATTGAGGAATATTTTCCAAAAGGATACGTTGGTAAATGTATCGAGGTTGGCGGCAGTGATGGCATTACTCATTCAAACACATACTATTTTGAGAAATCATTGGGATGGGATTGTTTAGTAATAGAGCCCCAACCAGGTCCTAGATTTTTTGATTCGTGTGAAGAAAAAAGAAAACAAGCATTAAATTGTGCAGTGTCTACTGAGAATACAAATGATGCAGAATTTACAATAGTATATTGTAACTATCAAAACCAAGGGCACCAACCTTGGGGCGGTATGAGTGGGTTGCAGGTAGATCAAAAATTAGTTGAGGCACATAAAGAAATGGGACTTGATCCTCAGGAACTTAAAATTAATGTGCCTTCAAGACGTTTAGATTGGATTATTGAAAATTATTTTGAGCATCCTGTTATTGACTTTATTACTATTGATACCGAAGGAACAGAACTAGATGTTTTGAAATCTTTTGATACTACAAAATATAAAACCAAACTATTAGTTATCGAAAACAATTGGAAGAATGCTGAAATTGAAGAATATTTATCTCAATTTGGTTGGACTAAAGATAAAGTTATTGAGCAGAATGAATTCTATGTGAGAGACGTATGACAGACGTTACTATTGTTACGGCAACAACTGGTTCTAAATATTTAAGAAAGAATATAGAATCAGTTGCAAAACAAACCTATAAAAACATACAACATCTAGTTGTTGTAGATGGTGAACACAGATCATTTGATGCCACAAAACAAATATTAAATTTTAACCATCCAAATCTTGATTATATGGTATTGCCATATGCAACGGGACTTGAACAATATAATGGCCATAGAATTTATGGCGCAAGTACATATCTTGCTAAAGGCGACTATATCTGCTACTTGGATGAGGATAATTGGTTAGAACCAGATCATATTGAAAATCTAATGAATGTAATTGGAGATAAACAATGGGCATACTCATTAAGAAAGATTGTGGATTCGGATGGCAAATTTATTTGCAACGATGACTGTGAAAGTCTAGGAGACTATAAATCAGTTATAAACGATTACTTTGTCGATGTTAATTGTTTCTTTTTTGCTAAACCATTGGCATTACAATTGTCACCTATTTGGTATAGACGCGCAAGACATCCTGACGATCAACCTGAAGTTGATCGAGCATTGACATATACACTAAAAGACAATACAATTGAGGCTGCAGCAACCGGCAAGTATACTGTTAACTATAGAGCAGGAAACAGATCAGATTCGGTGCAAGCGGAGTTCTTTCTGAGAGGAAATGAACATATGAATAAATTATATAATGGAAATTTACCATGGCGGAAATAAATTATAAGTACAACGAAGGCGAGCTTATTCAGGAATTTAAAGACTATATTGATAAAACATATGGTCAACACTATTCAATGAATAAATTTCAAGCAACGGAATTTATTATTGATAATGGACATGGCGTTGGATTCACTGCAGGGAACGTCATGAAATATGTCCAAAGGTACGGAAAAAAAGCAGGAAGGAATAGACAAGACCTTCTAAAGGTGTTACACTATGCATTGATGCTTTTATATGTACATGATATCGAAGTCAACGATACAGATAAAACTATTGACCACCACCCTGTTTGAAAATTGAAAAGGAAATATTATGCAAATTAGTAATGAAACAATCCAACTATTAAAGAATTTCGCTGCGATCAACAGTAACATTTTGATTCGTAAAGGAAAGACTTTGTCCACAATCAGTACAGCAAAAAACATTTTTGCTAAAGCAACTGTGGCTGAAGACTTTCCTGTTGAAGTTCCTGTCTATGATCTAAACTCTTTGTTGGCTTTGCTAACATTGATGGAAAATCAAGATGTTGAATTCGGTGAAAAGTCTTTGACCATTTCTAAGAACAATGGCAAGTTTGAATACTTCTATTCTAACGCAAGCGTTATTGTTTCGGCTCCAGATAAATCTATTGAAATTGATTCTCACTTCAAGTTCAGCTTGACCGCAGAAGATATTAATATGATTATTAAAGCAGCAAACATTACAGCTGCTCCAACAATCTCAGTAACATCTAAGGATGGCAATGTTGTCCTTACTGTAGGGGATAAGAAAAATGATACAGCAAATACGTATAAACGTACAATTGGTTCAAGCAAAGATGCATTTGAATGCCATATGTCTGTAGATAATTTTAAAGTAATTCCTGATGCTTATGAAATTACAATCTCTAAAAAGAAATTGTTTCACTTTAAACACGCTACAAAATCTGTAGAATATTTTATTGCAATGGAACCGGATTCTGTAGTATGAAAATCTTCCATACATCAAATGAAGAATATATCGCAGTTCTAGAAACAGAAGCAGAAACTTTGCGTAGATATTATTTTGACCGTTTGAAAGAAGGGACGGGTCATTATAATACAGCAATTTCTGTTTTGGAAGAAAGAATTGCAGCATTGAAAAAAGAATTAGAAGATACAATTATTGTTTCTAATAATTAATTTGTGCCTTACAAAATTTAATATTATGGGATTATTATGGATATTCGTGAACAAGAGTTTTTGTGGGTTGAAAAGTATCGGCCACGCACATTAGAAGATTGTATTCTTCCTGCAGATCAAAAGAAGGTCTTTCAGGAAATGCTCTCCAAAGGAGAGATTCAAAATATGCTATTGTGCGGCGGTGCTGGTATGGGCAAAACTACTATTGCCCGAGCATTATGCGAAGAGTTACAAACTGATTATATCATCATTAACGGTTCGGAAGAATCTGGTATTGATGTTCTAAGAACAAAGATTAAACAGTTTGCATCTACTGTATCATTTAGCGGTAAAGCAAAAGTAGTTATTCTAGATGAAGCGGATTATTTGAATCCAAATTCTACACAACCGGCACTTCGTGCTTTTATGGAAGAATTCTCATCGAATTGCAGGTTCATCTTTACTTGTAATTTTAAGAATCGTATTATTCCTCCGCTTCATTCTAGAACAACTGTTATAGAATTTAAATTACCTAAGAGCGAAAAGCCTAAGATTGCTGGCGCGTTCTTTAAACGAGTATGCGAAATTCTTAAGCATGAGAATGTTGACTTCGATCAAAAGGTTGCAGCAAAAGTAATTGAAAAGCATTTCCCTGATTATCGTCGTATTCTAAATGAAATGCAGCGTTATAGTTCTTCAGGTAAAATTGACGAAGGCATTCTTGTTAATATGGGCGAAGCCAATATGCAGGAATTGGTTTCTTCTCTTAAAGATAAAGACTGGAAGAAAATGCGTACATGGGTTGTTAATAACATTGACAATGATCCGCAAACTCTATTTAGAAAATTCTATGATACATTCTGTGATAGCGTAGTACAGGTTCCGCAATTAATTTTATTGCTTGCCGATTATCAATATAAGTCTGCATTTTGTGCAGATCAAGAAATCAATTTGGTTGCATGCTTAACTGAAATTATGGCTTCTGTTGAATTTAAATAACAGGAAATGCTATGAGTTTAGATTTTTTAGGTAAACCGAAAGAAGAGATTACAGTAACGCCATATAAAGCGCCAGCAATTTCTCCTTTTGACTTCATTAATGCTATTCATTATTCTAAGGATAATTTAATAGTTGACGATTGGTCTGAGAAACAATATAACCCGTTTATAATTAATAAAGGACTTTCATACGGTCACGACACAGTAATTCCTGCAAATGAGATGAATTCTCGTCCACATCTCGATAAAAAGCTACAAAATTCGTTTTTAATAAATATAATTAGGCCTAAAAAAAGATTCAATAAATGGATTAAGGCTGAGAAAATTGAAGCGATCGAGGTGATTAAGGAATACTATGGATATAGCACAGATAAAGCACGCCAAGTACTCCCACTTTTCGATAAAAATAAATTAGATTATTTAAGAATAAAACTAATAAAAGGTGGTAGGAATGGCTGAAGATATTTTTCACATTGATTTTCCTGGTTATAATCCATTAGAAGTAACCTTGACACAACCGGACGACTTTTTGAAAGTCCGAGAAACACTAACACGCATAGGTGTAGCATCACGAAAAGATAAGGTGCTATATCAATCTTGTCATATTCTGCACAAGCAGGGTAGATATTTTATTGTACACTTTAAAGAATTGTTTGCGTTAGATGGCAAATCTGCAGATTTAACGGATAATGATCTAGAACGACGAAACACTATTGCTAAATTGCTAATAGATTGGGGTTTAGTAAAAGTCGTAAAACCAGAATTGTTTCAAGAGCTTGCTCCATTATCGCAGATTAAAGTAATTGCGTTTAAAGATAAACATGATTGGTCTTTGCAAACAAAATATAATATTGGTAAGAAAAAACAAACAACAGACTAATAATCTATATAAATAATTTTATCCCCGGGATGGGATGGCAGGGGGTGCGACCTACGCCATAAGTTAAAACGCACACTAATAACACGGCGGATGCCCTGGCGTATCCGTTCTTCTAGGTACCCACCTTAGGGCTGTTTGATGCTACGGTATAAGGCGTCCGAGAAATTTCACTGCCACTCGTTAGTTGGCCCTGTATAAAGTAAGCAGGAATAACCGCTATGCCTTCGGGGGTAGCAATTTTAACTCGCTTTTAAGGAGAAAACTATGACACATCTGTCAGTATTCGGTCCTGGCTTTAAGGACTTTGATAAATTTTTTGTTGGTTTTGATAATCAATTTACTCGCATGGCCAAGATGCATGATGATCTAACGAAAAACATTCCAAGCTATCCTCCATACAACATTAAGAAAACAGACGAGAACAAGTATGTTATCGAAATGGCTGTCGCTGGATTTTCCAAGCAGGAAATTGAAATTGAATTTGTAGACGACAAGCTCGTTATCAAAGGCAATGCAGCAGAGGACAACGACGCACTAGAGTGGTTGTACAAAGGAATTGCTTCACGTAATTTCACACGAACATTTGCTCTTAACGATCAAATTGAAATTAAAGATGCTGCTCTTATTAATGGTATGCTAAAGATTGCTCTTGAGCGTATTATTCCTGAACACAAGAAGCCAAAGAAAATTGATGTGAAAGATGATGCTGAAGTTGCAGCAAAACCTGCAAAAAAATCTAGTAAGCCTCAGTATCTTACAGAAGATGATTTGTGAGATATAGAATGCAAAAAATTTGGAAACAAATCGTCAAATCACTGACACCTAAAAAAGACGTAGAAATATATTTGGCAAAAGCAACAGATCATTTTGATCTAGAGCGCAGAATTGTATTTCTAAATCGCAAAGGTATTCTATAATATTCTTTTGTGAAAAATAACTTTTGTACTTTAGGTGCAGTTAAACTAGGGTGTTGGCATGTAAAGGTCAGCACCCTAGTTGATCAAATACTTATAATTTGCTTGAATATAAATACTAATGACATTATAATTAAGATGTTTTATAATGAGATTGAAGCTTTTGAATTTATGGAAACAATATGATTAAAATTTTAAAAACAATTACCGGCGAAGAATTGGTCGGCGACGTCACTAGATTGCAGAGTACGTTAACTATACATAAACCTTTTATGGTAACAATGGCCAGGGATCCTGCAAACCCGAGTGGCGATATGCAGTTAGCATTATTTCCCTATGTTCCGTATGTAAAAGATCATACATTGTTATTGGATGAAAAAAGTGTAGTGTGGATGACTGACCTAGTTGATTCTATGGTTAAAGACTATAATAATGCACTTGGATCATTAAAGATTACTGAAGTTGTTCCTGAAAAGAAAGAACAATTTACAACCTTTGCGAATATAACAAAGACTATATGAAAAAACAATTGAACGGGCCTGTTGTTTTTATAGACCCAGTAACAGGAAAAGCATTATGTGACTCTGTTCAATGTAAGAATAAATTCAAAGACATTAAATATAATGTAAAAGAAACAAATTATAAATGGGTCGGCGGACCTGTTATACATAAACAATACTATGCAATATGTAATGAATGTGGTAGATCTCATTCTACAAGTAAAGCAAAAGCTTTAACTGGGCAAAGCTTTAGACGTGGAACCGAAAACGCAGGAAAAGATCCTGAAATTAATGAAAGTGAATTATGAGCAAAAAAATTGAAAGCGTTAAAAAGCGCACCCGACAAGGCGGACGAGTAAAGACATCGTCCATGAATAAGACACAAAAAGTGTCACATAAAAAATATCGCGGCCAGGGCCGTTAATAAATATATTGCGGGTTGGCGCAGTAGTAGCGCGCTGGACTCATAATCCAGAGGTCGGTGGTGCGAATCCATCACCCGCATCCATCATCTATGTTAGAATACATAACAACCTTTTTTGCGATGTTTATCGTTGATATATTTTACGCATATTATATCAAAGCGATTCAAGACGAAGAAGCATTAAAGGCGGGTCTTTGGGCAGGCACAGTTTATGCAATTGCAAGTGTCTCCGTAATTAACTTTACCATAAATCATTGGCTAATTAGTCCCGCTGCATTAGGAGCAGCATTGGGAACATATGTTGGAATAAGATTGCGTCAAGATAACGGGCCAGATGAACCTATGTAATTGGATTAAAGTGAAATTTATATTATGTTTACTTGCTCTTA